ATTAGAAACCGCAAGAGTTCTTTCTCCTAAATTAAAACTTTTTCCTGCGGGACTATCTTGGATTCTATAACTTTCTACTCCATTTCCAAATGTAAAACAATTTGAAAAATTTAAACTTACAGTTGCCGCTACTCCTTGAGCTATGTTTTGATTAACTACATTTCCAGAATGCTGACCTATGCTGTCAATAGTAAATGATTGTGACCCTTCATACCATAAATCAGGTAGTGCGTCCACAGGTTTGGTTTCGAATATCACCTCAGCTTCTCTTCTAAAAACAGTGATGTTTACAGTGACCCTCGATCTTTTTGCTGTGCTATTACCACAACATCTAGTACCGGAAACCATTAAATAATAATTACTTGTTGAAGTGTCTTTATATAGCCTGTAGTAATTGTTATCAGTTAAATCACCTTGTGAGGAAGGACTATCTGTATCGCCTCCAAAAACTGTAGATGCTGACAGGTCACTAAAACTTCCATTTTGTATTGATGTTTTAGAACCTGCTGCTGATGCCACTGAGTTTATAAAAATATTACCAACTGGATTATTACCACTAAATGCAACATCAGGGACAACTATGGCATTATTTTCAATAACACCTTCAAAATTTTCACCTTGCACAAATTCTTCCCAGTTTGAATAAGTTTCACTACAAATAAATGTATGGTCTAAAATACTTGTTCTTCTTTCACACGCACCAACACCAGCTCCAACTCCTTGTCTATTTTGATCTACCGTAATCCTTACTTCTGAACCTACAGGTAAATCATAATTACCATTTGTTAAACCAGGTACAGTGGTGTCAAATAATGGATAAGCAAGCATAGGATAATGATTGTTGTCATTAGCCACTAATGTGTCTACCTTGACATCTATAATATTACCTACGGTTGTTTCAGCTGCAAAATTTATATTATTAAGCTTCATGTAAGTACCTCCGGGCACAGGAATAACATTACCTGCAGAGTCCTTTGGCTCAATAAATTTAGCAGACTGCACCGCAACATCTAAGACTTGAGTAGTTGTACAGTTTCTTAAAGCACCTGAAGCATCTCTTTTTACTATTAAATTATCTCCAATGTTTACTTTATTTATATTATCACCTTGTAACAAAAAGAAAACTTCATTTGAGTCAGGGTCTTGAAAATATAAAGAAGTATAAATAGTGTCATATGTATCTTTATCTGCTTTTATACAAAACTTATATCTGGTCGCAAAACTAGGCGCTCTTTGACTTGCTGGTATGCTTACGTTTATTGTATTCTTAGTGGAAGAGGTCGAGCAAGGAAAATTAACAGTATTAAGTTTACTTACTAACGCCGTGGATGCTCTATTAAAAGAATCCATGTATATTATACCGACTTCATATCCTCTATTACTATGCAAGCTAGATGTATTTCCAATTCTTCTAATCGATACGTTTGCTGATGTGAATTTGTAATATTCTATAAAAGTATTAGAACCTCCGTTCTCTAAATATTGAGCTGCTAATATTTGTATGGTTAAAGCATTAGTATTGGTAGTGTCTTGTAATATACTTAAAGGCTCTCCTTTACTGGGTAGAGCAGCAGTAGAACTAGATATTCCTGTTTGCTGTAAATCATAAGTTGGTGTGGTTAAAGTAGAGGATAAACTGTTATTAAATAAATCTGTTAATGTAATTCCTGTTCCTGCCTGAGCATTAGCAACAGTTTGTATATCTGCTTGTATTGACCCAAATTTAGCCTTGAAATCAGCTGAAGCTATTAAATCACCTAATGGGTCGCTTGAAGCTGTAAAATCTTGAGATAGAATATAAGTAAAGCCAATGTTTGTGCTAGGTGTTGTTCCGGTTGTGGTTGGACTACCAAAAAATTGACTATGAATAAATGTAAAATCTACACTAATCTGTGCGCCAACTACAAAATCACTAGTCAAATTGTTGAAATCTAATACTAATTTAGAATCAGTAATTGATCTATTATCACTAAAGGCTGTATAATTTACGCCTGTTTCTATTGTAATAGGTACAACACTTTCTCCTAAACCTTCACTTGAACCATTAACAACAAAATCAAGATTTACTTTTTTGTTTTGAACATCAACTAAATCATAACCTTCCACATAGTTACCATAAACCAATCTATTGGCCATTAAAGTTTGAGCTTTGGCTAAAGTAGGCACGTTATCATAAAGTCTTAATATTTCTGCCTCTGGTAAAATTGAAAAAATTTGAGCTGCATCAAAAGTAATTTGTTCATTTGTACTATTATCTGGTATTGAATTTTGAGCTTTGTCTAGCCTCTGTATAACTTTTATAGTAGGATCATTTGCTTCTTTAAATAATATATCTATACCCTTGACAAGTTTACCACCAGAATTATATCTTACTATCGCTGCGTTAAATGAATTAAGCATTCCCTGATTAGCAAAAGTAGCAGGTGAAAAAGAAAATCCACTAGGTAAAAAAGCAGGTTCACTAAATTGAGACGGCGCAGAATATTCATCATTGCTATACTTATACCTATAAGCAAAACAAATAAAATTCTCTGTTAAGTAAGTGTCTTCATTATTTGCTTTAATTAGTTCAACAGTAGGAGCGCTTAAAGGTGACTGTTTTATAACTTGAATTTCTCTTGAATCAAACTGATCTACATTGTTTACAGGGTTTGCATAATTTCTGTTAATATTAATAACTCTAGGTGGATTAAAATTATCTGTAAAAAATAATAAATCATCTATTTTGTTAATACCGGTGATTAAAAACTCAGGATTAAAATTTAAGGTTGTGGATTGACCAAACCCATTATCAATACTAATTACATGATAATTAACTCCTCCAGTTTCTACATTAAAAGAAACAATTAGATCTAGTTTTCCTGTGTCTCCATTTGTAAATGCAGGATCATGTATAAACCAATAAATTGTTGCTCTGGCACTATCGTCAAATGCACCTATACACCTAGCAGAGTCACTTAATAAAACACCATTAATATATGCTAGTTGTGTTAATACAGAGTTTCCTTTAGAATTTTCTACTGAACCAACCTCTGATTGCTCAGTTGAACCTAATCTTACATTCAAAGCATTTGTATATTCGCCATTAGGTAAAAGCCTTTCATCAAGGCTTTTATTCATACGGCCTGCTATAAAATTTCTTTGAACGTTTGCCATTTTATTTTATCCACTTATTCTCACCTCTAAGGTTCATCAATAATCTGCTTGGGTGAATATTACTAAGTCTTAATTTTGCATTTCTATATAAAGCTTGCTTATCTCTTTTTGCCCTGTTTACTATATACTCTTGAACACCAAATTTATTATTTAAAAGTGAAAATTTTATATAAGCATATAAATAATCTTCAAATAATTTATTTACTTTAATGTTTGCATCATTACCATTTTCCATACCATCAGATATATATTGTAATATACATTGCTGGTTTGCCATAGTCGAGTCAAAATTAATTACACCATTAGCTTTATCAATAGTAAATGTAGGATTAAAGTTTGCAGTTTCTGTATTTAAACCATATCTAGCTCCTATACGTGAATTATAAACATCATCTTCACAGTTTACACACCCTGGATTCACAGAGTTTTCGTTTACATTATTTAAATATATGCTTCTTAGATTACTGTTGGTTCTTGCTGTGTCTAAAGAAGAAGTTTGTGTGTTCACATTATCACTAGAATCGTAAGTAAACGTAGAACTTCCCGTCTGAACATATTGAGTTGCAGATTGCACTTGGATATTTTCAACCAAATCTCTAATTACGTTGTCTTTAAAAAGAGATAATTTAACCCAGTTTACATAATCAGAAGGTAAAACAAATTTTAAGTCATCATAAACCGTAAGCTCTAAAGCTTTAATTTCATTTAATGCATCATAATTTAATTCTTGTATACCTCTTTTTGCAAAGAACAAAATTTTAAATCTATTAACGTTGTTCACCATTTCATGATTACCTTGATACATAAGTAAAAAGTTTTTGACAATATTGTCTAATGATACAAATTGATAACTACCAAAATTAGCGTTGGTTGGGTTTGTCCCGTCATTTGTGTAATATTTTTTTTGATCTATATATCCCATAATTATTTCATTGAGTCTTGTTGTTGTTCATCTGTTAATCCGTATTGTACTACATCTGCCTCTCTTATAGAAACTCCTGCGTACTGTAAAATCTTTGCTACTAAATCATTTGAATCATCAATAGGCAATTCAAAATCTTGATAATCAGCAGCCGTTTGGTCAAACATAGGTTCACCATTATATAATGTTATATATGTCCACTTTGGGTCTTTTGGATATCTTATATATTGAGCTTGGACATCTGAACCTGCATTAATTGTTGTAGGAAATATTGTTACCGAATCTCCCTCTTGAGTATAAGCAGGAAAAGACGTATTAGGTGTTGTTAGTAAAGAGCTATTTAATAATGTAATTTTACTATGCGTAACCTTCTCTGCCTCACCTAATAAATTACCAGCAGAATAACATAACACTTTATTTAAAAGATAATAATCTGAACCAGTTGTTGTTGTAGAAGGCAAAAAATATTCACTTGTATTTAAAACTTTTTGTGTAAGAAAAGCAGTAACAGAAAATGAATCTATTACTTCTTCGTATCCCAGCTTTATATTAGCATACCCTGTTCCAGACAATCTAGCGTTTTCTTCATTAACTTGCTGATTATAATTAAAAAAATATTCATCAAACAAATCTAATTGAGCTTGCTTGGCAAATAAATTAAAATCGCTTGGCGATATATACCCATAATTATTTTTATTGATAATTGCAAGTACAGTATTTCTTACAGAATTTATCATTTGAAATTGTTTTTACAAAGATACACAAAATAAAAAAGCACCCTAGATTTGGGTGCTTTCTCGCTGTCGATAGTAAAGGAAGGATTATATTGTTCCTATAGCAATACTAGTAAATACTAGTCCACCATCTTTCGCTACTGGTACTGTTGCGTTTGTCCAAGAAGTTTCTGCTGCTGTTACTAGAGCTGCATTTACATTCTCACCAAATCCTGAAGTCAGTCCAGTTCCAGTAACCGTTAATTTGTGCGTCCCATTAGTAAGAAAAATATCTCCCGCAGTTGAACTTGCTGTCTCTGCGTAAAGAACTGAATCTGTATTAATGTGTACGTTACCGTCACTTGCTGTATCTAATGTTATATATTTTGGCATCGTTAAAAAATTTATGCGTTAAACAAGTTACAAAGTTACGAATTTTTTACTAATGCTTTTAAGTGCTTGTAATAGTCTAATCCATCATCGCTTTCAAAATAAGAAGCGATTATAAATAAAGGATCTTCACCGTATGGTATATTACACATTTTCTTTTTGTTAGACGGAGTGTTAAACCACACTTCTTTTTTGTTATTCCTGAATTGTATTAAGTTTTTATCTATAATATTTTGTATCATAGCTGTAAATCTTAAGGTTGGGTCATTTAAAAGCTTCATAAACCCTGCTGGGTCTTGTTTTGCAAATATTAAAATGTCTCTTCTTAGCTCAGATGTAGTTACTTTAGTAACATCTTTTTGAAAAAGAACTCTTGATATGTTTTCGACTTGCTCTACATTAAGTTGTCTTGCCTCTATTAGAGCATCAACTTCAAGATTTAAATCTTCGACTATCTCTTGTGCCTCTTTAGCTTTGTCTATTTCTACAAAAATTCTACCATTACCTGGGTGTAATGACATAAATTTTTGTAAAACTTGATTATTTTTTGGAACGTATAAAAATCCATCTTCAAAAACGATAGGCTCTAAAATAGCGTTATCATCTTGCTCATCTTGAAAAGGAGAGTTTTGATTTCTTGCATATCTAAGTGGTCTATTTAGTCCTGTATTTTCATCAAAATGCAAAAGAGGAAACCTTGTAGTATGCCTGGATGCTAATATTAAAGATAATGGAGCTGAGTCTCTTGTAAGCTTGTATGCTTTATCTACAAATTTAGGTGTAGATTTTCGTGTAATTGTTTGTGCGCTTGAAGAAGCGCTTGCTTTTTGTTTTTTCATTTGATTTAATTTAATTTAAAATTTAAAAAAGGGGCACATTTCTGCACCCCTTTGTAATTAAGTATTAATCTTGAAATAAGAAGAAGTTGTTTGCACCTAAAGTACATACAGCTCTCTCACTTAAGAAGTTTACTTGCATGTTATCAATATCATTAGTCGCAGCACCACCAGCAGAACCAGTAATCCACGTCTTATATCTTCTGTCTTCTGTTTCAGAAGCTCTATATCTTACATGTAAGAAAGGTCTCTTCGCGTTTTTACCAAGAATTTGGTCATAAACACTTGTAGAACCAGCTGGAACTAATAGTCCATTGATCTTACCTGAACCTGCACCTGATGGTAAACCACCTCTCATTGTAGGGTCGTTTAAGTATTTCCAATCAGTCTTATAAAAGTCATAACCTCTTCTGAATCCTGAGAATCCTAGATTTAAAGCCATTTCTTCATCATTGTCAAATAGACCATAAGAAGTACCTCCAGCGCCGTAAGCGTTTTGAGCAGCTAACATGTCATCCATATCAAAAATGAATTGTCTGTTTGCAAAAATTACATTTTCTTCTATAGCACCTTGCTTATCTAGTCTACTTATAATAGAATCAAAATCTGCTAATGTAGTTGGATTACCACCATCCCAAATGTTTCCTCTTTGAGATACAGAGTAAAATACTCCGTCAGAACCAGCGCCTGGGTTTGCAGCAGCACCAGAGCTACCAAGAATGGCAGCAGCACCTGAGTTTTGCTCAGCTGGCACAGCTTCAATCATTGCTGTTTCTAAATAATCATCAAATCTTAATCTTGTTTCGTGCTCAGATTTTAAATACCAAAGGTATCCTGTTGCTCCATCTTCAGTTGTAATTTCTATCCAACCAATTTGAGCCATATCAGAACCAGATACGTTGTAAGTATCCTTAATGATAATTGGCTTGTTATCAAAGATAAAGTCATTAGATTCAAGTGAACCTTCCATACCAGCAGTTCCTTTTTTAAATTCTGAACCGTAAATAAATACTGTAACATCAGCGTTTCCAGCACCTGTACCTGCAGTTACTAAACCTCCAGCTTCGTAGAAATCAGCTGTGAACTGTCCTCTACCACCACCGGCATTGTTTACTGCACTTACAACCGCTTTATTAGAACCTGATCCATCATTTTGTACAACAACAATTGTTTGTCCAATTCTGATGACCTGTTCTGCAGATGTTGGGTCTAATACATCATTAACTTGAAATACTGCTTGGTCTGCTGCTCCTGCTGCAGCTGTACCTACATTTGTATATTTCGTGTGTAACCTACCTTGTTCAGCCCATTTGATAAGGTCTGAGTTTGTAGGCATTTCCGCTCCTACCATTCTAAGGAATGAAGAAATCGTTCTATTACCGTATCTTTCAAATTCTTTTTCATACGTATCAGGTAGATACTGATTTAAGAAATCAAAATTTACAATATAGTTTTCGGCTGTTGGAGTTCTTTCTGAACTCGGGGTCAACGCGAATGTTGGCGTTGCTTTTACTTGTCCTGCCATTTTATATTATTTTTTAAATTATTATTACGTTTTTTTTATACTTTTAATTCTGAGTCCTCGGCTTGAAGGCTGAGTGACAGATTTAACTTGGAAACCTGATTTTACAGAAACTTCTGGAGCACTACGTTCTGTCATGTCGACATTTTTTGTTTTACGTATTACATCATCCGTTGCTTGTGATTTGCCTTGTTCATAAAAGAACTGAGCAAATTTTTCAGGATTCATTGCGATAGCTAAAGCTTTGTGATAACCTTCTGCATTTTTCATGTAACCATTTGAATCCAGAAATTTATTTACAAAATTAAGTGGCGTTTCTTGAGCTTTTTTTAACTCAGATGCACTACCTGGCGCATAAATTAAATCGTTTTCTCCTATAGTGAATTTAAAACCTTTAAACTCAGGGCTGAATACTTCATTGCTTTTTTTAATATAAATATTATATGAATTATCTTTTTCATCAAACAAGATGTGAGATATTTCGTGACCACCATAAACTTGTTGACCTAAAGAATAATGCATTGCATCG